CAGGTATTTCAAAACCTAAGGATGTAACTTTGTTATCTAACTCAGCTTGTGTATCACACTCAAAAGTATTTTTAAGTGTCTCTGTCTGTGTGTCAAGTGGAAATTGTCCATAGAGAACTATCTCATTATCCCAAACTAATCTATATTCTTTTGTTAATATCATATCTTATTTTTTATCCCGCTGCCCCACCATCTGTAATTGTCCAACTATCCTCACTTATTAAAGCTGTTCTTGCTGCCTCTGCATCCCCACCTGCTGTATATGTACTGCTACCGAAATTAGGAGATAATCCACTTGTTACGCTTTGAGATTGCCACCCTATCAATATAGCATCATAATTAACTGTGCTTATAGTAAGATTTCTCATAAAATAGCTCATATTAGTAACTGCACTAATATCCCAATCTGCAAGATTTTGATCAAATGCATCCGCATCCCTAAACATAGATGAGATATTATAACATTTAGCTGTATCCCATCCTCCAATATCTTGATTGAATGTTTCTGCATTATAAAACATACTTGTCATCCATAATACCTCTCCCACATCCCAAGAACTAATATCTTGGTCAAAAGCAATACAATCCCTGAACATACCTTGGCATCTCTGATTACTTGAAACATCCCAACTTCCAATATCTTGATTAAAAGCTGAACAATCGTGGAACATATCTTGCATATTAATACAAGCCCCCATATTCCAAGAAGTTATATTGCCATTAAATGAAGTGCAATTTTGGAACATATTATTTGTATATTGCACACTACTTGTATCCCAACTATTTAGTGATTGATTAAATGAGGTGCAGTTCCTAAATGTTTGCCCCATATTTGTTACACTACTAACATCCCAAGCATTTATATTCTGATTAAATGCTGTTCCATAAAACATCTCTCCTATATTAGCGCAAGAGGAGATATCCCAAGAACTTAAATCTTGATTAAAAGAAGAGCAATTATAAAATGCACCACCCATATCTGTGACACTACTCATATCCCAACCACTAACATCTGCATTAAATGGAGTACAACCAGAGAATATAGCTCCTATATTTGTCACACTACTAACATCCCAAGAACTCACATCTCCATTAAATGAAGAACAATTATAAAAACAATATAACAATGAAGTAGTAGTTATAGTAGGAGCATCAGTTGCACTACAAGTTAGATTAGTACAATCTGCAAACGCCCTATCTGTTGTGATATTCAAATCTCCCCAGTTAGAAATATCCAATATTTTTTTCTTATCTCCGCCCCAATTAAATTTAAATCCTCTTATTGTTCCTTCCATTTGTATAGTATAATTTCCTCCTGAACTATATTCGTGCGTAACTTCTGCTTGGTTATAAGCTGTAATTGTATCTGTACTACTATCTCCCCAATCAACATCTATATCGATAACTCCATCACTTATTAATGGTAGTACAAAGGTATCTGATGCTGAACCTGCATTTGTAGTATCTACTGTAAAAGTGAACGCACTTGATGCAGGTGGGGATGCTGCCCCAAAACTATATGGATTTGTTAATATAGCCATTACACTTGATACCCTATTAAAGTTACTTTTAATCCTGCCCCTGCATCTCCACTACCAATAGTATCTATATCCATAGTAATCGCACTATCATCTGCTAATGCAGAATCACTTATTACAGCAGGAGTTGCTGCCGTTGTAGATGTATATTCCCCTGCATCTATTGTTAATTTTGTAGAAAGTATAGTTGAGCCTGACTCATTTATGTCAACCGTTAATACGCTACTTGTTGGGGCAGCAGTTACACTTGCCCTAACCCCTGTTAGCTCAAAAGCATAGGGCATACGAAAAGTAATTTTTGCAACCCCCGTTGTTAAATCTGTAGTTTCATCTGAAAGAGCAACAACAAAACTCTCTAACGGAAAAGCCCAAGCTAAAGTGCCGTCAATTTCATCTACGCCTGTACCTGCACCTTTTGACAACACCGTATTATTGGCGGCTGCCTCAAACCCTATAGGATTATGCCTGTTAGCGTCTTGTAAATTTTTATGTTCGTTTAATGCCATATATTTTTATTTAACAATCATTACAATTACCTGAACACACACAAGGAGAAGAAGTACAGGTACTACAATTACCATTAGGGTATGTATAAATACTATCATAAAATATCAATCCGTGATTTTTATATGTGCCACTCATACTATTCGGTTTATTATCCTCGTAAGTAGGGTAAAGACCATCTTGGTCAGTTCCTGTAATAAAATCCATCATATCTTTAGCGAATATTTCTGCTTTCCTATAAGTGTCTTGCTTAAAAGCATTGTAGTCATCTGCAGTAATAAGTCTATTAAACTCATCTACATTATGAACTACACCACTTGAAGTTATATTACTCATAATATCATTTACAACTTCAAACCTAACATACCAAGCTAAACAATCTTGTAAATAGTAAGTCATTAAAGTTTGATTATCTGCAGTTAGAGTACCACCATCATTCTGCAGTTTCAACTCTCCATAAAAATCTTCACCTAACAAAGGCCTTAAATGAGCTAACTCTGCTAAGACGATAGTGTTTTCAGATACAAGAGTAGGGTCAGTATTCTTATTTGTAAAAGTTTTACTAATAACCTCTCCTGCTGTAACTAATGTTGTGTATTGTCTATAATTTGCCATTACTATTGCTCTATTGTTATTTCTTTTGATTCCTCAGGCTCACCATCACCATCATCATCTCTTTCGGTTACGATAATCTCTCTATCTGCAATAAACATATCTCCATCTTCAAGCATTGGGAAATCCTCATCCAACATACGCCTTTGCTCATTTATTGTAAGAACTTGCTTAATATCTATCTCACTTGCATAAGAGATTGGTGGCTCATAATGTATCTTTAAATCAGCAGGGTTAAAGCCCATCTCATTATAAAGCACCCTATGAACACCATCTAATAATAATTCGGAAGTATCTTTAATTACTGTAGTCATAGCTAAATCATAAGCTATTCTAATCTCACTTCCTGTATTATTCATTTTTCCTGAACTAACAATACCACTCAAAGACGGCTGCCATCTATGTGCAGTAATAATGTTTTGGTCAGTTATTTTTTGTAAATCCAACCAACTACCCTCTTGGTCGTCTTTTATTATTTGAACATTTGCAGGAGAACTATCCCCATTCTTAACTATAAATAATATCTTACCATTATTTCCTTCGCCTACAAATTTCTTTTGTGCTTCTCTAACCATTTTTTGGGCTTCTTCTTCTCCCATATCTCCATTAATCTCAACGATAGCTGAAGGCTGAAACCCATTCAAAAATTTAGTATGATTCCATTTGCCAATTTCAAAATCTACTGCAATATGTTCTAATGCCGCAACATAATCTGGAAGGCCATAGAATTGGAATGTAGGCTCATAATCGCTGAAATGTATTACAAATTTACTATGAGCAACTCTTGGATAGATAGGTAATCTGTGTATTTTTTCGTCATTATTCCAATACCTGCACCAATCAGAATTTACATAAACCTCTTTTTTGCTTTTAGCCATTCTAACTGTAGTGGCATCTAAATGATACATATTTACACCCCCATCATATAGTACACATTCCATATATGCATTACCAAAAGTATAGTAATCGTCTGCTAATTTCTTAAAAACATCTCTTAATGATTCGTGGTCAGCATTAACATCATCAACAAATTTTTGTAAATTTTCATCACCACACACAAACTTTGCTCCACTTGTAAACACAGTTTTTTGAGCCAATACACTTCTATGTGTAGAGGACTTTCTTTTTAATTCTGCTAAATATTGTGGAAAAAGGTTATCATCCCCAAAAGGAATCCATTTCGTGTCAACCGTTTTTAGATTCTTTGGTTCAGATATATCAGGAGGGACAGTTAGATTAAAAACCCCAAACTCAAAGGTATTAGTCTTTGTCGGACTCTTTGTCTTTGTCGCTCGTTTTCTTACTTGACTTTTTGGTGGTGCTTGTTTTTTCTTCATCCTTTGATGTTTTAGTAGTTTTTTCAATATACTTTGTCAACCCTACTTCTTCATAGGCATAAGCAAGTTCCTCTTGCGAACACCTGTTCCACCTTATTTTGAAGCTACCACTTGTTGTCCAAGATAATTTGCCAACATACTTGTCTTTAATTTTATAATCTGCCATTTCTAAATATATTTTAATGTGGGGTAAATCTACAACTTTTTTATTAGAACTACACTTACACATAAAAAAAGATATTAGTAAGGGGTTTCCCCCTTACTATTATCAATTATTATTAAGTAGTGGTTGCTGTTCCTGCACCAAAATCAGGGTCTAATGTGCCACCATATGCTCTTGGTAGCTCATATTGTTTCGCCATTATAGTAACGGTAATACCATTCTCATCTTGATAAGCCGCTCCCGTGCTTCCCTCCATACTTGTAAGGTCTGCAAAAGTTTGACTTCTGTAAATTTGGTCACTTCCTGTTCCCCCAACAGAGAACTTCTCACTTGCACCAATCACCCAATGAGTATCATTAGAATCAGTTGCTATAGCCATCATACAAGTCGCCCCTGTATCAATACCGCCTACAATCTCTTGAAGCGTGTGGAACTTGTCTAATTGATCTTCATTCCCCGTAGTCCCACCCATTCTTGGGATATACCAACTTAAAGTACATTCAAATGCTGTTATACCATTTTCTTTAGTTGCCGCTATATCTAATGTAGCAGTTTCCGCTTTACAATCAAACAAAAACCAATCTGCTGTTGAGCCACCTGTATCTACGATACTGCTAATACTGTGATTTGTAGCCGTGTTAACGAAGTCAACCTCATCATCTGCCGCCCAACTTCTTAAATAAATTTGAGTTATACCACCTGCCCTTTGAAGGTCATCACATAAAACTCTTATACTACTATCTATTGCCATTTTATTTTATTTTTAAGGTTAATAACTATTCTATCCTGCTAACATTGAAGCATTCACTAACGAATCCCAACCGTATTGGAAGCCCATTGTGAAGTTAGCTCGTACATACATATTATCACTCACTTCATCATAGAACATTTTCAACTGATTGTCAGGGTCAGTTACATTTGTACCAATAATCAAATTGTCTTTCGCTGCATATATTACTCCTTGAGTACATTGAACACCTGCAGTTCCTGCTGTAAATAATGGTGGTAAATCTGCTCCTGTTAATGCTGTTAATGCTGTATCCCACTCATACATCGGAACAAGTTCTACCCCTCTAAAGTAAAGTCTGGCTTTTCCTGTTTGAGCTTCTGAGTGTCCGTAATCAACTGCACCTGCTCCACCAACTTGAGTTAATGCACTATACCAAGCATTGTAAATGTTTGGAGTACAGAATAATCTTTTCTCATTTGAAGCAATTTGTTGTAATTCTGCAGGGGCTGAATTAAATACATCTTGTAATACTGCTGTTGCATCTCCATCCTGAATAACTGCACCTACTGTAATAAGATTTCCTGCAGGTGTCCCATCTGTCACGGCTACCTCTCTCATTTGACTAGTACCACCAATTGCTGTACCTACTGATAATGCTTCCCAAAGACCTGTTCCCATTGATTGATAAGAACAATCAGCTACTGTTGCTCCTGAATCTCCTGCCCACATATTTCTTACTGTATCATACTTAATAGCGTTTCTTACTCTATTAAGAATTACATCTGCGATTTGAGTTCCTGTTAAGTCAGGCATATTTAATCCTGCTTTGTAAGACTCTGCAATATATAAGTTCTGAAACTCATTCCAACATTGCTCTTGTTTTACTGAAACTTGATATACTTCTAATGCTTTTTGTTCCATTGTAATATCTCCTAATCCTGTCGCACAAGCGTTAGTTGTAGCACAACCACTATTTCGTGCTGTTATGCTTTTTAGACCTGGAGCCATAGTGATGAATTGCTTATACTTAACATTTGGATATATTGAGTAATTACGCATAATTTCATCAGAATGAAACATAGGCTCTAATAAATACTTTGAAGCGTTAGTTCCTGCGAAGGTCAATGCCCCCTGTAATGCTATATCTGCCATTTTTTTGTTTTTTTAATTATTATTATTATTACCTAACAAAAGACGATTTCAATGAAGCAGCAATTCCATTCAAGAATACTGCATTGTCATCTAAAACTTCTTCTTTTGTAATTACAGCAGGGTCGCCATCCGTTTGCACTTCAGTTCCTACCGCTTCTGCTTTGGCTATCAAAGCAGTTAATCTACCCACTTCTTCAGTTAGAGTTTCTTTTTCTCCTACTAAATCAGTAATAGAATTGTTGAGTTCACTAACGGTTGCTTCAAATTCAGAAAGTTTATTTTTTATTTCTTCATTGTCAGCAAGAGTTACATTCACATCAACAGACTCAACAGATTGTTCAACATCACTATCTTTTGCTTTAGCGATAATGCTATCAACCTTTGAGTTAAACCAAGATTTTAATTCTTCTGTCATTTTGATTTTCTTTTTGTTGTTAATATTTAAAGTTTTTTCAACTTTCTCCATTGTGATGTTCTTAAATTTTGAAACATCATATTTGGCAGCAACTTTGATTGGCTCTGATATTGAATCCACAAATCCAAGTGCTACTGCTTCTTCTGCTGTTAACCAAGTTTCTTCACTCATCATCCTTATAATCTCATCATAAGGTAGATTTGTTTTTTTAACATAGATTTCAGCAATTTCGTTTGATATCTTATCAAGAACATCAGCTTGTTTTCTCATTTCACTTGCATCTCCTTGTGTTCCTCCCCACGCATTATGTATCATAAGTAAAGAGTTTTCACTCATAATAACTTCGTCAGCAGCTAAGGCGATTACTGATGCAATACTTGCCGCAATACCTTCTATATAAACTGTTGTTTTTGCTTTTCTTCTTTGAATGGTAGAGTAAATAGCCATACCGTCAAAAACCTCTCCCCCTAAACTATTAATGTGTATAGCTAATTCCTTTTCTTCATATTCTTTTATTTCTTCCACAAAACTTTGTGCAGAAATTCCAAATGTACCTATATCGTTAAATAAATAAACATCTGTTACATCAACGCTATTATTTATTTCATACCACTTTCTATTCATAGGGGACAAAAATATTTTTTATATATGAGAATCTTACGAAGTTTTTGGAAAAACTTTTCACCAAGAAACATTTTCAGCAGTAACCGACTTTCTTCTCTCCTTATAAACAACACTTTGAGCCTGTCTTTCGGTAATGTCATATTTTATAGACAAGTCCATAAAAGTATGTGTTCTATTGCCCTCATTAAACTTTAAGAACTCATCAAAGTCATATATAATCATATAGTTCCTTAATCTTTTAGGATCAACAATTCCTCTCTCTACTAAATGCCTTAAAATATCTTTAGTAGTTTGCTCTCCACCAAACCTCTGATGAAGCTCCACTCCAAACACTTCTAAATATTCATAAACAACAGTTCCTTTATTTTGTCTTTTTGCCATAGTATTTTATTTGTTTTCCCAATACTCAGTTAATAAAGTGAAAAATTTTGTTACAGCTTTCCTGCAAGATAAGCAACTTGCGCTTTGTTTGTGTTGAGGGAAAAGTTTATGCCACTCTTGAAATAGAAAAGACAAAGAGTTAGGATGATATTTTCTACTACTATCCATAGATTTTTTGTTTGTCTTTACGGCTTCTATAATTTCTTCTTTCTTTTCTTCAGGAAGTTTTAAGCTAATATTGTCTAAATTCATATCACCATTTGTTAATAGGGCATTTACCAAAAAATTCTTTACTTAAAGATGTTTTTGCATCTAAAAAACAATTACACTTCCCACACCTTGCTCCTAAATTAATCTTTGGTTTCTTTAACATTAGAAAGTTTCTGTAAAATTCACACTTTTTACAAATCTTTAACCTATTCTTCTTTATTATTTTATTAACGAACATTTGTTTATATCTTTAGAATGTTGCTTGAGATTCAATTACGCTTACTGTATTTTGTGTTTCGGTAATATCACTCTCTACCACTACCACTCTTGAGCCTTGACCCATAGCTCCCATCATCCCTTCTTGCCCCAACACATCAAAATGAGATTTAGTAAACGAAGGTAGATTAGTTAATCCACCATCAGCAAACTTAACTCCCCCACCTGCTTGATTCATAGAGGACAACTCATTTCTAAACATAGCAGTTGACCTCTTATTAATCACAGCTTCACCACCTTCTAATTCTACCACTCTACCACCCACATTAAACTTCTCTCCCCCCTGTGCGTGTGATTTTCCCCTAACCATTCCACCCTCTGCAAATTCTTGAATTACACCACCCTTCTCAAACATCCCCATAACTTTAGCTAGAAGTGCTAATGTAGCTAATATAGCAACAATATTTATAGGGAAAGGCCATCCTTTTGCACTATCTAAAGCTACACCTGTTGCTTTAGGGGCAAGACTTGCTGTTTCTGCTACCGTTTCAGCAGTTGTTGTTTGTGCTTTTCTAAGAGAAGCTATAGAAGCAAGGTCTTTTTTAAGAGTCAATATAGTTTCAGCAATAGCTGCCGCCTGTGTTATAGCATTCCCTACCTCTCTAATTGCATTTAGACTTTCATTCTCCCCTGCTAATTTTGTCAACGCACCCCCAACACTACCATATTTGCTTATCAGTTTGTCTTGTAAGTCTATTTCACTTTGAATGAGATTAACATTACTATCAAGTATCTGTTGGTTAATGGCGTCAGCAGATTGCGAATACTCCACCAAATAACCTAATCTAGCATTTAGATAATTAGCTTCAAGTTTAAGTAAAAGATTTTTTCCTGCAGTTTGGTCAATAACCCCTGACGCCATCTGCCTTTTTATTTCGTCTGCTTCCTTATCATACTCTATCTTAAGCAACCTTTCCTTCTCGCTTAAATAGTGCAGGTCTAAATCAAGGAGTAGCTGCGCTTCTTTTTTCTTTAAGGCTACTATTTTTTTACTTAATTCAGAAACTCCATCAATCTCTGTTTTCTCTGTTAAAGTTGCGTGTTTCTCTCTAAATTTCTGTTCAGCTTGGTTTGCTTTTATTTGGGCTTTTATTTTTTCTTCTGCAAGAGTGTGGATATTTAATAGAACCATCTCCTTGTGACCTTCTTGATGAGTAATCTCTACTTCTTTTTGTGTTCTGTAAGAGTCTATTAAAAGCCTTATTCTTTCATCATAAGCAACCTTAAATGTTTCTATAGGAGTAGGCCCTTCTCCTTTTTTGCCGTCAGGGTCATCTCCCACTAATTTTATATATTCCTCATAGTTTGGGAAAAGCTCTAATAACTTATCATTTACAGCATCTAAATCTTCTTCCATTCGCTCTGCCCCTCTATCCTTACCAAGCGTACTTAATGCGTTATCTGCATACCTTGTAAAGTCCCCCAAACTTAGTCCTGCGTCAGCTATCATTGACCCTATTATATCCCACTCTGTTTGATTCCCCGTAAAAAACTCCTTCATACTATTACTCAAATCATTTGACCAATCATCCATAGAGCTAAATTCTTGCATAACTTCTGCATAAGCTATTACTGCTGAAGCGCTCATTTCCGTTCCGTTTTTCTTAAACTTATTTAGTATATCCTGCATAGCATTATCAGTTGTCATTTTAGCTTTTATAATCTCTGCACTCATCTGTGACGCAACTGAAACTGCTGCCGTATTCCTCATTTGTACCGCTAAGTCAGCAAACTTCTGTTGAGTATCTGCTATGTCGGTTTGTAAATCAATCAACTCATCCCCATTTTTCTTGAAGGCAGTATTTAAGGTATTAGTTGCAGATGTAGCTATAACTAACTGCTTTTTATACTTAGCATACTCTAAAGTCCCTTTCTTCAAATTTTCAACTTCATCTTCACTATACTTGTCTATAGTCTTTTTAGCTTCTATTAACCTCTTTAACGATATCTCTAACTCCCCAACAGATTTTGTTTCTTTTCTTATGTTTCCCTCTAACTTCTTAGTCCAATCCGTTGCCTTATCAGCTTCTTCATTAAATGTTGACATAGCATATACCAAGTCTGCAAGAACAACAACGAAAAGTCCTACACCTGTAGTTGCTAAAGCCGCTCCGAATGCCTTCATAGCAATCTTTGCTTTTGCTAATGAAAAAGTCCATAAATTGACATAACCCGTAGCAGTTTTTACTCCCTTCCCAAAGAGTACCGTACTCAAGGCTGCTAACTTAGTTCCAACAACATACGAAGCAAAAAGTGTAATTACCCACTTTATAATAGTACCAAACCTTTTCATCCCCTTCTTGAATTTTTCAATCTGCTTCTCTCCTTTAACAAGTGCATTTAGCCATTTAGCAAATGAAACTAAACCGTCTTTAAGCGCACCACCAACATCTTCCATCATAACAATAGCAATTCCTTCCATCGCTGACTTAAGCTTCAACCACGCTCCGTGTAATGTATCTCCAACAATACCTGCCATTCTTGACCCCTCTCCATTAGCTGCTAACATAGCATCTCTTAATTCTAAAGTTGCGTCTGCTGATGTAACCATAGATTCAAATGCTGCGGCTTGTCTGATATCTACAACCCCCATAACATCTGCCATATCACCCCCTTCGGCTACAAACTTATTCATAGCAGGAACTAATTGGTCTAAAGAGTGGATTGTTGTACCAAAAACTTTGGTAAGGTCAGAAGAAGGATCTTGCATTTTAAGCAAGATATTTCTTAATGATGTACCTGCAATAGAAGCCTCAATACCTGTATCGGTTAGTTTTGACATTATCGCTGCCGTATCTTCAATAGAGAATCCTGCTGCTTTTGCAATCGGAGCAACCTTAGTCATAGCTGTTTGCCACTTCTCCATATCCATAGCAGATGAACTAAATGATACAGCCATAACATCTACCACTCTTTGTGTTTCAACAGCATCTAACCCAAACCCTCTAACTGCTGCACCTGCAACTATTGCTGCTCTTGCTAAATCACTTCCTGTAGCAACTGACAAATCAAGTGTTGCCCGTTGAGCAGCCAAAATTTCTGAAGTAGTAAACCCTAATTTAGAGTAGTTTAATTGTAGTTGCCCAACCTGTTCTGCCGTAAAGAATGTTGAACGACCTAACTCTTGTGCAGTATCGGAAAGACGCTTAAATTCATCAGCATTTGCTCCTGATACTGCTTGAACCTTAGCCATAACAAATTCAAAAGAAGTAAAAATTCCAAGCATAGATGAAATAATTTCATTCACCCTTCTAAATGCACTAATCAAAATACCAACTGCGGCAGCTCCTTTAATAAATGATTTAGTTAAAGAACCACTACTTTTCTTTGTTGCATTTGCTCCCTTATTAACATCTGCTAATGCTTTTTTATTTTCTCTTAATGCTTTTGATGCTTTTCTTATAGCAGCGTCTTTTCGTTGATATACTTTAGCTTCTTCTCCCGATAACTTCTTAGCTTCTTTATTGGTTTTAGCCAATTCTCTCTGCTCTTTTCTTAATTTTTTTAATTGATTTTCAAGAACCTTAATTTGTTTAATGTTCTTTATTTGAATCTCTATTGCTATCTGTTTTTTCCCTGCCATAATATCTTATATTTTAACTAACATTTAATTGTAATACAGTTTCAGGGTCATCCCACCCCATAACTCTCTCTACTTGTTTGCCTATAGATTCTTCTATATGAGCAATAACCCCTATTCTCTCTGCATTATCCATAGCAATTTCAACAAAGAAATATCTATTTGGAGCAACCAACTTTCCGCCTGGAGTATAATATCCATCAGCTAATTGCCTTGCTGTATTTCTTGCAAATCTTAAAGCCTCTCCTTGACTCATACTTCCTGTCAATCCTTTTTGTTTCATCCAATCTAATATAACATCTGCCTCAACTTGAACTCCCGATGAATCACCATTATTCACTATCCATAAGTAAGCAGAATCAGAAACTATCTCTAACGACAAACTCCCCCCTGTTTCATTTATTTGTGTCCTAAAAGAATTGTATAATCTATCAGTAGCCCTATGTAGCTGCGCCCCCAATTCTCTTTGCAACTCTTGAATATAGATTTTCCCTCCCTTCTTTAATTCTGTTTTTATTATATCTTTAATTTCTGACATATCTAATCTGTTGTATAATCTTCAGGTTCTGGTGGATTCTTCGCACTTAAAACAATATGCGCTCTCCCTGCGGTATCTGTCATAACTATTGGGATTAAAATTTCTTCTGTTGTTTTCGTAAGAGTTACGCCTGTAACAAAAGTGTCATCTTCAGTATTCACCCCTGTAACAAAGGTACCTGTCCCTGCGCTAACCTCCGTAACTGCTGTTGCTGTACT